AAACAGCCAGAAAGAAAAAAAGATTGGCATTCTAATATCAAATTGAACCGTATGTACGAATTTTATAATAAACTGTACGGCATTTTATATGAAACATTTTATGATAAAATTTCGTCTTATTTGAAACTTGGCAAAGAAAATCACGACAAGGTTTATAATCAGGCGTTAGACCAAGAAAATAAAAAGACCTTGTTGGTGTCTATTAAAGATATGTTGGACACAGGTGAAGTTGTTGCAAGTTCCGAATACAAGACCGTGTACAAAAAAGAAGTTTTGCCGATTGAAGAAATTGGCAATGTGGACCCGGCGTCCATTGTGTCTGTTCGTGAGAACTCCTTTGTTGTCCGTCAAGAAGTCGAAAAACGATTGAACTTTGTTCGTATCGACCCGTGCAATTTCGTGTATGACCCATTGGTAACACCTTGCACGGAAGACTTCTACGAATGCGATAAAATTATCAAACAATGGAAAACTCGCAGAGAAATCTTATCAAACAAGAGTTATGAATTAGACCGTCAAGCATTTGAAGAAGCATTTGCTCAGCCGTCTACACCAAACTTACAAGAACAAGACGACACAACTACATATAGTGTTTATCGTTATAACCAAATTGAAGTTCTGACGATGTTCGGCACATTCTACATTGGCGGAAAAGCATATGAAAACTATGTTGCTGTTGTGATTGGTCGTGCTTTCTTGGCATATTTTGCACCTAAGGGCATATACACACCAGACGTGTATTATTTCCCATTCCACGCCCGTGGTAATGGTGCTCGTGGCGTTTCTCCTTTGTTCTACATTGCTGACCTTTGTAAAGCCGAAGAAGATGCATACAACGACACTCGTGATGCTGTAAAATTACAGATAAACCCTTGTCGTTATGCACCTACGGGCTTCTTTGAAGAAAATAATGTTAAACAAGAACCGGGCAAAATCATTACATATCGCCTTGGTATGCAAGACCCGAACGCAATTATTAAAGAAACTATTGACGCACAACCTGCAATACAATCGTTCCAAGAAACAACAAAACAGTTGGAAAAAGAAATTGCTGGTATTGATAATGGACAGTTGTCAGTAAAATCGGAAGCATTAACGGAAGAAGAAGTCAAACGTATTGCTGTTAGTGAATCTTTGATACCAAATATGATTATCAGCGGAATTATGCTGAACATTGTAAGTCGTTACTTGAAAGATTGTGTTGAAATGGTTGACGGTCAAGAAATGGACGGCACAGTTGTCAAAACCGCTTGGGAATATGCAAACGAACAGTTGCAGATGCAGAACATTGTAGCTTTGATTGAAAAAGTCGCACAAGCCGACCCAACAATGCCAAAGTATCAAGATACTGCTGCGAGAGCATTACAGGCAATGGGCGTGAACCCAGCCGACTACTTGAACGATGGCCGCACACAGCAGATTATACAGAACTTTGCTGGCTTGTCAGACGAAGTATTACAACAGTTGGTGCAAGTCGGACAACAGTTGCAAGTTGAACAGAACAATTTGACTAAAGCAAGTAAGATGATGGGGCAAATAATGGACGATGAATACCGCAAAGTATTGCGTAAGTCGTGGGAAGAAACAGGTGCACTGCCTGAATCTGTAATTGTGCCAAACGGACAAGGGGTTATGGAAGTTCCTGTTACAAAAGTTCTCCCTGAAACACAGGTCAAAAACAAAACATCAACAACGGCGGACTAGGAGTAGAAAATGAAATCGTTTAAGCAACTTTTACAAGAAACTCTGAATCAACGCCACATTGTCGACAATCGTCAAGTGGTTGATGTTGCCGATATTACGCCGTCTGTTTTGATTGCTTTTCATCAGGCGTGCCTTGACGTGTTAAACTTGCATAACTGGGTTTGGAATAACAAGAAAATTGTTTATACAACTTCTGCTGGTCGCACATCGTACCCAATGCCATACGGTATTATGAAAGGTATGACTTTGACAGACCAAGATGGTAATGAATGTCCGCTTGACTATGTAAACAAGTTGACGGCAAAAGAAGGTTGCCCGACACAATGGACACACGATTGGGAAGAAGAAGAAATCGCTATTGCGCCAGCAGAAAAAGACGCTAGCCACACAATGACTATTGAATACTATGACAAAAACATCGCTTGTGTTGGTCCACGTTCTGACAAGGTTTTCTTGAAGGACTTTGACGATGAAGGCACAGTTGCTTCTACGGACAACCAATTCTTAAATGTACCAGAAACGGTTTATAATGTGTATGCACGTTGTGTTGTTACATTGGCACGAGTATATTTGAATGAAGGCGCACAACCATCTGTTTTGGCAGACCAAAAAGCCGAATTTGAACAAGCAAAGAACTCATTGTTAGAGTTTGCAAAAACACCATTCTACGATGCACAAAGGTATGAATTATGATGTATAAACTTGAAAACGGAAAATTAGTTGAAGCCCCAGCGGTCTGGAAAGGAATTGTTGGTTATAACAGAGACCTTGACCGTTTGGTAAAAGACGGCTGGAAACCTTTGATTGTTACTGGCGAAGGTGAAATTATTGAATATATTGAACACGCCGACCATATTGAAGAAAAACACAGTGTTCCGCCATACGACTATCGTGCTTTGCGCCGTAACGCATACCCAGAACTTGGCGATATGATAGATGCAATTTGCAAAGCATATGATGGCGATGCAGACGAATTACTTGCCTTGATGGCACAAAGAAATGTAGTTAAAGCAACAATAAAGAAAGACCCAGATGCCGATTAAAGTAGAACCTTTTGTGAACCCTTTCCGCAACCTTGTCAAAGAAAATGGCGACAAGGTCAAGGTTATTACACATAACGGAAAAACATACGAACAAGTGGTGCGTAAAAAATGACAACGAGAAATGTAAATCTTTTATGGAAAAACTTTCGTGGCATCAGAAAACTGAACAGCATTAACTCCGATGTTGAATTTGGTGCCGATATAGCACACGGCGTTCGTTTATCAAAAGAAAAATCTGGGCAATATCGCAGTATTCGTTCTTCTGGCTGGTTTAGTCAATATACAGTTATGGGCGAAGATGTTATTCGTTTATATAGTGCGAATATGTCGGGCTATCCATACCCAGACCAACTTGTTGCGTTCACAAAGACAAGTGGTGCGATAAATGTGTGGATGATTACAGATAACACCGAAGTTATTAACCCTGTGCAGATTGCTACTTTTCCGTCAGCACCAGATGTTACAGATGTTTGTATGACCCAGTGGGGCGACCGCTTGGTTATGGTTGTGGCTTTCGGCACATCAAATCTTGGGTTTGTTTATTACTCGGCAGACGCTACGATTGGCGGAACACAAATGGGAACCACAGACTTTTATTACAGATTGGTACCAATCGTTGAAACGACAACAAATAAACCTGTTGAAGAAATTACAAGTGTTTGTCCATATCGTTCTCGCTTGGCAATCAACGGCGTCACGACTTATACAGCAAACAATGCCGAAACAATTTATGGTGTTTGGTTCAGCGAAGCAGGTAATGCTATCAACTTTGCTATGACACCAATCACAAGTGCTAGCGAAACAACTCCGTTCTTTGTTGAAGTCGGCGACAAGATAAATCACTTGGAAGAATATCACGGGCTGACAGCGTTCGGCAATAACCGTTCTTATAATATTACAGGTACAAGTCAAAATGACTATAGAGTATTAGACTTAACAGCTAAGGGTGTTAAAAACAACGCCGTATTTACACTGAACGGACAGTGTGCTTATGTTGACTCTTGGGCGAAGAATATCTTCACTCTGCGTGATAATATTGACGGCACGATTGGGTTTGATAATGCGATTGGTGACGATATACAAGATTATTTACAAGATGTCGGCGATGTTACGATAAATGTGATTGGTCGCCGTATTCGTATGTTGAAGTCCAGCGGTCAATCGTTGGTCTATGATGTCGATGTTGGCGAATGGGTAGAAGAAAGTTTCACAACTAATTCTCGTGCAGTGACTTTCTTGAACAAGGAATATTTCTGCGATGGCACAACGACACTGTATCAGATTACAGATAACTGGGGTCTAGGCTCGCAACAGACGCCAAACGAAGACGGGTATTATTCTCACTATCGTACAAACCTTATGTGGTTAGATTCGCAATCTTCGGTCAAGAGCCACCTATATCCATTCGCTATAATTTTGGAACCAAATACAGCCAATGATTTCTATGTTAGATTCACAACCGATAGGGGCAACTCTATAGAAGGGCGAATAACCAAGGCTGGCTTTGCTAATGTTGCCACCTATTCTAATAGTGACAGCGTTCCCGAAGATGGTTCTAAATTTGTTTCAGATGACGAAGATTTATCCGGGCGTGTATTTTTTGCTTTAAGTCAAACGGAATTGTTGGTTACCTTGGACAGACCACCGTTTTGGCGTTATTTGCAAATCGATATTTACACAGTAACACCAGAGCAACAATTTAATATTTCAGGTATAGAAGCCAAAAACACGGAAATAAATACAGAAATGTTGGACTACTAGGAGAACAATATGATAACACAATTATATATTTTTGCGCCAGGTTCTTATGTAGTAGCAGACGAATGGAATGCAAACTTCCGCACAATTTACAATGCTAACTTGGCACACGTGGAAGCAATACAAGACGCATATAATACATTGGCTTTCCCAAGTAGCGACCTAAGTGATGTTTATTCGGCGGTTCGTAGCCAGCCAAACTGTTTTGAGATTAGTGGAACCGCAGTAACAGTTGCGCCAGAATGCGAATATTTTAAGGTTCTTGGCAGTGGCGAAGATTTAGTTATCAACATACCAACAGGACTGAATGCAGAAGCACGAGTGCTGATACAGATACAGGAAGACCGCAGTTTGTTGCCGTTTAGTATTGGATATTCTGGCACAACAATTATAAACCATTATAACAATGTTGGATATAACGCAGGATACTATTATATAATGATATATGAAACAAACGGGGTCGCCCAAGTAAAACTTATATGGACAGGAGTATAAAATGGCACTAAATATATTTGAAGCAGGAAAGGGTATAAACGCTACGAAAATAAATGACAATTTTTCGCAGGTTCAAAACCAATCTAACACAAATGAAACGGCGATAAATAATATTGCGAGTACCGCGCTGTTGAAAGACGGTAGCAATCTTACACAATCTGCTATAAACACTTTCCAGCAACAGACCCCGAATATCTTGTCTGCAGATGGAACAATATCGTTGGCTGATAACACAGCAAACTTTTTGACACTGACGGGGAACGGCACAATCTCGTTGCCCGCAATTGCTTCAGACCAATATAGCCACACAATTAGTTTAGTAGTGGCGGGCAGTTCTTATTCGTTAGATTTTAATACGGCAACAGGTGGTCGGCACTTGTTTAATAATCTAGATGTTGACCCAACCCAAACATATAGTGTATTATTTATCTATAATAAGTTAGACAATCATTGGTATTACAGTTTGACACAATAGGGGGCAAAGATGTTGCAAAAAGAGTTTTTTCAGGTTCAACCTTTTAATCCAAAAATTATTCCGTTGTCGCTTGTTTATGAAAGAAACGAGGTAGGGGCTTTTACTTTTTTGCTTCCTAATGAATATAATTATGTAAAAATTGAACTTGCTGGTGCTTGCGGTGGTCGAAGTTGGAACTCTGATGGTGGCGGAATATACCCATCAGGGACGCCTGGCAGAGGGGCTATTCTTGAATACACTATACCGGGTATAAGAAACAGGACTTTTACAGGAATTATAGGTGCCAGACCAACAATGACCTATGCCTCCGAATATATTGGTGGTGCCGGCTATAATAACGGTGAAAACTCAAATAAACATTCGGTTACGATTCAATACATAGCAGGTGGTGGAGGCGGAGGCAGTTCTGCAATCACAGTAGATTCATTGGTTTATGAGGCTTGTGCTGGAGGCGGAGCAGCAAACATCACCGCGTTGGCATCAGAAACATATGGTGGCAAAGGCGGCGGACAATACGGAGGCGCGAGACAGACGGCTTCGGATGGAAACGGAAAAGATGCCACCGACCCAGGAAGAATCGGGCTAAATTCTGGAAATGGTTATATAAAAATATGGGGCGGTTATAACCCGTATTACGACTAATGCATATACACTCAATACTTTCGCTATCGCCAGATGGCAAGGTACTCGCCCAGCAGTTATGGGAAGAGAATATGCACGAACCGTGGTCTGACTACAACGGCTCTGATATGTTTGTGGTTCTTGACGGTGGCGAAATCGTTGGGGGCTTTGCAGTGTACCTCGACGACACTGATGGCATTGTAGGCACTTTCTGTTCGGGCTGGGCAAAACATCACGCACACGTTCCGACAGACCGCATTATCAAACAGATTGTTAGCAATGTCGGACCAGTGTATTTCAAGACCGACCAGCGACCAGCAAAAATTTTATTAGAAAAAATCGGAGAAAAGGTCAAAACGACTGACCGATTTGTTTATTATATAGTAAAAGGTGAATAAAATGGGAAAACCAAAGTCTATTACGCCAGCACAGGTTGGCACAGATTATAACTGGGGCGAATTTGGCTCTGCAAATGTAAACGGTGTCAATTTGTCGCCTATGGCAACGTCTAATGTTCAGACCACACAAAGTGGCATCGGGCAGTATCTTAACGAACTGATAAATCCGTCTTATGACAATGAATCTTTTCGTGCTCGTCAAGAATTGTTAGATGCTAGCAATCGTCAATATGCAAACCAATTGGGTGCACAGGCTATGGCTCGTGGGGCTCGTGGTTCGGCTACACAAAATATCTTAAATTCAATCGCTGCAAATCGTAATATGGACATGCGTCAAGCAATGACACAAGAAGACGCTCGTGTGCAGAATATATTAAATGCTTTAGCAGGGATTGAAGGTAATTATTTCAACCAAGCAAATATAATGGGAAATAATATCTTAGAAAGAGTTATGGCAAACCAAGCAGCAGAAAATGCAGCACGCGATATTAACACGAAAAAGTATAATGCTTGGAAAGATAATCTTATTTCTGGCACTGCTTCTGTTGCAGGTTCGTTGATAGGTGCTTATTTTGGTGGACCTATGGGCGCGGCAGTTGGCGGACAAGCAGGCAGACAAGCAGGAAACACAATAAACACATTCCGTGGTGCTACAACTTCTGATGGAATGTATGGGGCATATGAAGGATAAGGGTAAAACAATGAACAAGTATTTAGATGTTGTTAATGATATAGTATCAACATTACAAAGCAATCCTGTGCGGAATGCTGGTGCTATGATGGGGATTACGCCTGTTTCACCACGCAAGGAAGTTAAGCCAACCGTAACCAAGACTTTTGTTTATCCTGATTATGCGGCAAAAGCAGAAAAACCTGCTATGATAAGTGCCATACAAGAATCTTCTACACAACCAAGTATAGCCACAGCAGAAGCATCTTCCCCTATGGCAGACATTTTGAGTTTATTGGCTAGTGGTTCAGGCAGACCAGTTCGTAACAAACAAATTCAAACCAAAACACCATATGCTAGAGAAGATATGATTGCTAGCCGTAATAAAATCGGTGAAGCGACAAGATACCTTGATGAAGCATTAAAACAACGTGAAAACTTTGGTTATTCTTTGGCTAATGCTTTGAGTGCTATACCACAACAAGAAGGTGCAGGCTCTTGGTTGTCTGACTTTGCCCGTGGTTTTGGTGGCGGTTTTGCTACACCTACAAACTTGGCTATTGACAGGGCAGTACGTGGTTATACAAACCAAACTAAAGACCTTGAAAACAGATTGAAGTACGATAAAGAATTGGGTGAAACAGTCGAAACAGATTTGGGCTATTTTTATCCTGAATCAAACAACAATGAACTTGCTTTGGCTATGATGTTGTTAGGCAAATAAGGGGAAAAAGATGAATGCAGTATTATTAAAGGCTTTGATGGACAAAAACACAAAGGATATGCAAAGACAAGATTCTTTGGCTAAAGTTCGTTCCTTGCAGGCTGATTACAATCAAGGTGTTAAAGACGCTTATGGTATTGAAAACATTGAAGAACTTGGCAACCCTTGGTCGCGTGACAGAATAGGTCAAGTTATTACTTCTCGTGCAAAAGACTTGGCAGGTGTTGACCCGGTTGTTTCTGCTGGTCGTGCCGCAATATCCGAAAGAAAAATGGGTCCATTATTTATTCAGTTGTTAAGAAATCAAGGAGTTCGTGATGCGTTCCAAGGTGCTCGTGAAGCCGAAATGCAAGAACCAGATTGGAGTGACCCACGTAGTGTTGTAGGGTTCTTTAACAGTTTAGAAGAATTGCTTGGTGGAACACCTACGCCATTTTCTGAACCAAGAAGAAAACAGACGCAAACATCAGCAAGCCCTGTATCAGTAAGTCCTGAATATGAAGAATTGTATAACAAATACAAAGACGTATGGAATAAACAATGAATAAAGATAATGAAAACATCTTAAATGTTGATATGTCAGAACTTGCTGACGTATGGAAAAATCTTGGTTCTAAGGAAAGAGAATATTTGGAAAACTCTTTCCGTTCGCACGGAGATAAAGACAAAGCCACGTTTGATGTGTTGCAAAAATGGGACACTGAATTTAATGCACCACGCAAGGTTGTTGAAGTCAAATCAGACAGAGATGTTTATAGTGCTTTGAAAAATGTATATGACAACACAAATAGTCTTGAAGAAGTTGTCAAGGTTGCTTCTTATAATGGGGTTCCAAAAGAAACTCTTGACACTTTTATAAAAGATAATAAGTTTGTCGAAGAATTACCAGTTCGTGGAGAAGAAAAACTTGGTGCTATTGCTCGTGGTGCCTTAGGTGGTTTATATGGCGGTTTCTTGAACGATTTAACTGGTGGTGCTTATTCAAAAAAATATACAGATGTTGTGCCAGAAGGTGTTGAATATGACGATATGGCAAAAACATTATGGCGTAGTGGCGTTCGCCAATCAGAAGGTTATGGGAAAGCACTTGGTGCTACAAACCCAAGTCAAGAAGTTGTTGGAAATATTATTGGTACAGTTGCTCCACTAGGGTTGGCAGGTACAGCAACAAAGGGCATAAAGGCAGCAAAAGGTGCAGGTGCAATTAAACGTACTTTAACCGCAGGTCTTCGTGGTGGTGCAACTGGTGCTTTATATTCGATACCTGAATCGTTATCAAAAGAAAATGTTGGTGACGCATTAGAAAATACTTTGCGTGACGCAGCAACTTTTGCGATAGCGGACTCTGCATTGACAGGTCTTGGTGCTACTCTTGGTGCGGTTGGTCGTGGCACTTCTCGTATTGCAAAAACCGTATCTACACCGGGCGAACATCTTACAAAAGCGTTTCCAAAGTTGAAAGCCGTAGAAGATATGAGTGCGGAAGAAATTGAACGTGGTATGAAAGCAGGTTGGTTGACGAAAGATAAAAAACTTAACGTCACTGAATATCTTGCAAAAGAACACGGTATGAACGCAACGGAAACTATGGAAAACCTTGCAAAATTAGCAAAGGGCAACCGTGAAGTTTATAACCAATTAAAAAGCGAACTGAAAAACTTTAATTATCGCCAAGCATTAGACAAGGCGGCACAAGACGCAATAATTCCAAACGCACCGCTGTCAAGATTTAATCAGGTTATGAAAGCGTTGCCAGAACGTTTGGCTAAATTTAGCGATGATATTATTGGTTTCACGGAAGAAGAAGGAATTAACTTGGCACAAACAATGCGTGCTTTCAATCAACAAATTAAACACGAATTGCGTTCAATTATAAGACCAAATGCAAAAGAATTGCGTGCTATGGAAAAATATCTGAAAGACGTTGAAACGGCTAATATGAAACAGTTTATGCTGAAGAAACTTCCATCTGAATTAAATGCCATTGACAAGACAAAAACACTTGGTTCGGAATTTGGAAGAATCTTCCAGATAACAAACCCTGCAAGTGCCTTTAAGGCTGTGTCAAATGTCGCCCAAGACCAAATGGAACGCAATTATATTCGTCAGATAATGGCTGGCGAAAAATATCGTGCAGAATCACCAGTTACAAGATTACTTCAACAAATTGGTAAAAAAGCACAATAACTAAAAGGACAAACTATGGCGAAAGAACCGATGATGATAGACAGAGAATGGCGGAAGGCAGATGCGGCAATCCGCATTATTGACTGTGTTGGCAAAGCCGTTGACTTGCAGAAAGAATATTTTAAGTTGATAACCACTCTGTCCGAAGGCAAATACAATCGTGCCACAGACACTATTCGCAATTTGGTGTCCGACATTAAAAATCACAACTTGATTTTGCAGGCTTTGTTGTTGGAATTTGACGACAATATTCCAGTTGCGGAAGATGGTGTTGCGAGTGCATTGAACGATTTGCGTGATGCTATGAGAGATACAGACAAAGAATAAGGGGTTGCCGATGTCTGATAACAAATTTATTAAACGTTTGAAAGGTGAACAGACGGCTAAGTCCGTATTGGAAATTAAAAACGAAAGTGCCAAAACTTCGTTTGCCAATATGCCACAAGGCACTTCTAACGCAATAGATGTGTTTTCAGACCATCGTGGCAATGCCACCGCTGTTTTGAACGGCACAACAAACTGGAAAGTTAGCAATTCTGATTTATTGCTGGTAGAAACTGTTTCTGGTGATGGTCAGGATTTTACAAGCACATATAGTGTTTCTGGGGCTGGCTTATGGGTTAATGCTAGTTATACTTTTCCAAGCACAGGCGACCCTAGACATCCAGTTGCTATGGTGTTTAACCCAAGCACAAAATGGGTTTTGAAAGTTTGCGGGGACAATCTGATTGTTGACGGTGGTTCAACGGTTGACTTTACAATGCTTGTTAAAATAGGAACAGCAAGCGTTTATTCTAAAAACTTCACAATTAGAGAAAGTGCGGGTCAATTTAGCAAAGAATTTATAATTGACTTTGGCGAAGCAAATTCAGATGTTGTTAAGGCAGGCGGTTTATCTACATTGACGGTTCAGTTATTGTGTGGCACAGCAAACGCTTCTGCTCGTATTTATAATGGTATGACCGTTTTGACCTGTCTGCAAAGAAAAGTTGACGCATCTGCGGTTTCTAATTCTAGTGCTAACGTAGAAGATGTTTTGGATGGAAATATAATTCCTTCTGATTATTTTAGCAACCCTGAATTTATTGACCAAATTGAAGATGGCGATACCGCTGTAGCGATATTTGCTCGTGATGGCGATGATGTTAATTTAGACCATTGGGAACAACCTATTCCTGACCGTACTGGCAAAGCAGGAAAATTTTTGCAAACACCAGACGGCGATGAAATGTCTTGGGAAGATGTTGAAATTAGCGATGTAACAGGACTTCAAACAGAATTAAATGGTTTGCAAGGACAAATTACGACCAACAAAAACACAATGGATTCGCATATTGGTAATACCAACAACCCACATAGCGTTACAAAAGCACAAGTTGGTTTAAGTAATGTTGACAACACAAGCGATTTGAACAAGCCAATTTCAACTGCGACACAAAATGCATTGGACTTGAAAGCGGACAAGTCAACAACTTATACAAAGACAGAAACGGATACATTGTTGGACGCAAAACAAGACACTATATCCGACCTGTCCACAATTCGCAGTGGTGCAGCGGCAGGCGCAACAGCGGTTCAGCCGAGCGATTTGGCAACGGTTGCTACAACTGGTTCTTATTCTGATTTGTCTGGTACGCCTACGATTGGAAACGCTACATTAACAATTCAGAAAAACAGTGTTGCAGTTGATACATTTACAGCAAACGCAACTGTCGATAAGTCAATCAATATAACAGTACCAGTGAATGCGGCAGATGTTAATGCGTTGCCAAACACAACTAAATATGTAGCAAACGCATCAATGACGATTGACAATACAACATACGTTGTAACCTTACAATTAAAAGACCAAGACGGTAATAACATTGGCACAGCACAAACGGTTGACTTGCCTTTGGAATCTGTTGTTGTTAGTGGCGCATACGACAGTGTAAATAAAAAGATTGTTTTAACACTAAAAGATGGCTCTACAATAGATATTCCAGTGGGCGATTTGGTAGCAGGGTTGCAAGCCGAAATAACATCCACAAACAAATTGGATGCCGACTTGGTTGACGATAGCACAAGCACAAACAAATTCGTAACCACAAGCGATAAAACAACGTGGGACGGTAAGCAAGATGCTATATCTGATTTGACAACAATACGTTCAAACGCTAGCAGCGGCGCAAGTGCTTATACAACTATACAGGGCTATGGGAACATTGTTACGCATAATGCCAGTGAGTTTGCAACATCGGCACAAGGTGCGCTGGCAGACACAGCGTTGCAAAGTGGTGACAATGTTAGCGAACTTGTAAACGATGCAGGATATATCACAGGCATTACTGGTTCGGATGTAACAACGGCTTTGGGTTATACTCCATATAATTCTAGTAATCCAAGCGGTTATCAGGCTAACGTTATTGAATCTATAAAAGTAAATGGCACAGCACAGACAATAACTGCAAAGGCTGTTGACATAACTGTTCCTACAAAGACCAGCGACATAACAAACGACAGTGGCTTTATCACAAGTTCAGCATTAGCACCGTATGCTTTAAGTGCAGACCTTGCAACAGTGGCAACCAGTGGTGATTATGACGATTTATCAAACAAACCGACAATACCAACGGTTGGCAACGGAACAATCACAATCACACAGGGTGGCATAAGCAAAGGCACATTTACAACAAACCAAGGTGGCAACACAACGATTGCGCTTGATGCAGGTGGTGGCGGTATTGGGAATATCGATAATATTACAATCACAGCGAACGCAGATGACGAAATTCAAGCGGTTGCAACAGTAAATGCAAATATAGTAGCAGGTGCTACAAACCCTGTTTATGATTGGGTCGGCACATTGGCGGAATACGAAGCGCAATCGGTTGCGACAAGCCATCCTGATTGGGTGTGCTATGTCACAGACGATGCCGAAGCAACAGCATATCAGGCATACACACAAAGCCAGTGCAATAACCTGTTTGTGCAGAAAGGACATCAAGTAATTGAATTTCAAGCACCAACAAGTGCGAACAATTACACTTGGTATCGTAAATATAGTGATGGGTGGGTTGAACAAGGCGGTTTTGGAACATTACCGCAACAAAATGCAAATACTGCGGCAGCAGCAAGATTTAATCTTCCTATACAAATGGCTAATTCAAACTATACTTCATCTTGGGAACGCACAACAGATGGTGGAAACACAGGGGAATTAACCCAAATAAGTAATTATAGAACTACGACGTATATAGACGTGTATTTTTGGTCACTATCTACAACAAATGGCTCATCTACGATATGTATAACTGTTGCGGGTATGGCAGCATAAAGGAGATAAGATATGAGTATAAGACAAGGAAGTAAAGTTATAGCAGGACATATAAATTATCATCCTGATTTGTTCGACCATAAATGGGCTGACCATTTACTAAATGATGTATCTTGGTTACGTGCCGATACGTTCAGTTGGCAGAGTGGGGCGGTGTATCAAGCCGCTTATGCACACTTGACAGCCGACATCACAGGTAAGACACTGCAAAGCGAAACCATTGGCAGCACAACAATACAATTCTATCTGGCAGATGACGGACACAAGATTTGCCCTGCAAGTGAAGAAAGCAACGTGGCGGCAATCTACAATGCGACAGGTGTGGCGTGGTATTATATTATTGATACGACTAATCAAAGATTTAAGTTGCCAAGAACGAAGTTTGGTTTCACTGGTATAAGAAGCAGTGTTGGCGGATTTGTAAATGCTGGATTACCGAATATTACAGGTTCTACATCTCGTTCTGTTAACTTAAGAAGCACAAGCGGAGCATTTTATCAAGGCACTGCCTTCGGGACTGATATGTGGGCAACAAACGGATGGGGCAACTCTTATGTTATTGAATTTAACGCATCTCGTTCATCATCTATCTACGGCAACAGCGATACCGTTCAGCCGAAAGCAACGGAAATGTATCTCTACTTCTATGTTGGCAACTTCACACAGACGGCACTGGAAAATACCGCTGGGGTCACAACGGAAGTGTTGAATGGAAAGGCAGATGCGGATTTAGGAAACGTATCTATAACCACTCGTTCCGGTTTCTTATTTAGTGTTTCGCAAGAAAGTATGAGTGCTGGAAATTATTATACTCTGACTTTTCCAAACGAAATAGACCCAGCAAAAGTTAAAGTAAACGCTTATGCGGTAATAAAAACAGCAAATAATAACTTTGCTATTGGTGATGTAATTCCATTTGAATCTTTGTGGGGACAAAATTATAGACCGCTTTCTATAAGAATTAAATCTACAAATTTACAATTTAATACAAGTGACCAAATAAGCACAAACAATCCCAACAATTCTGGTAGTGGTGTAAATATAGTATCTTATATACGTATGGTTTTTGATATCTATCAGGTTAAATAAAGGAGATTACAATGGCAGATATAGATTTCGGACAATTATCAGAAGCATTAAACGATAAGTCAGACCGTGATTTACGTAATGTAGACACTACTGCGAAAGCCGATGCTGTGATTGACTATCAAGAACCGACCAGTGCGAATAACTATACTTGGTATAGAAAGTATAAATCTGGGTGGGTTGAACAAGGTGGGTGCGTCACGTCGCCGTCTGACTCCGCCTATATCGTTTCTTTGCCTATGGCGATGGCAAACACAAATTATACAGTTATGATAACAAGAGATACTGGCACATCAGAGTATGGCACAAATAACATAAATGCGAGATGGCAAACCGTTTATAATAAAACGACAACAACATTTACAACTTGGGGTACTTATGGTGGAAGACCAAATTTTATGTGGCAACTTACAGGGCAAGCAGCAAATTAACAAACAAAAACAAGGAGTATAAATATGAAAGAAGAATATTACATCGGTCAAATCTTTGAAGGAAAGTATCCCCCAGCAGCAGCCGTATGGTGCAATGCTAATAACGCATACATAGATGTTATTGGCGACCACAGATACGAAATCAAAGCGATTCCGCCTGCACCTGCGCCTACAAAGGAAGAACAAGAACAGGCTCGTGCAAACGCTTATGCAAGTGAAATTGACCCTTTGCACGCAAGAAAAGCACGCAAAACCATCTTGGGCGAATGGACAGAAGAAGACGAAGCGGAATATGTTGCTAAGGTTAAGGAACTGTCGGCTGAAATTGCGGAACGTTATCCATACCCAACAGACCCGATTTATGAAGAACCAACGCAAGAACCAACAAAAGAAGGAGAATAAAATGCCTTGTGGAAAAAAAGGTGGCAAAAAATAAGCCAGTCGGGGTCAGTTTTGACCCCGATTTGTTTATTATATAATAAAGAGCAAAAAGGATTTATAATGAGTGGTGACACAAAAAGAGTTTTAGAAGTTAATCAAATTGACAACTTGCAAGGCTCGACACAGAGAGTAAAGCAAGAAACCACATTAAACAATCTGCGTGGCTTCACTCAGAGAGTTTATGTTGTTGGCGGTGGAAGCACACCAGTAATTGACGAACTGAACGTTACACCAAGCACTTCTGCACAAACCATAACAGCACCTTCTGGTGTTGACGGCTATAGCCCTGTCAATGTCGCAGCAGTAACAAGCGCAATAGATGCGAATATTGTTGCTGGAAACATCAAGAAAGACGTACAGATATTAGGCGTCACAGGAAGTTACAAAGGGCAAACCCCAACAGGAACAAAAAGCATAACAGCGAACGGTGTCTACGATGTCACAGACTTTGCTTCTGCGGATGTCCAAGTGCCAACAACAGCACCAGCACACTATGTTGAAAAGACAGTAGATGCTAATGGAAAGTTGAAGAATTCAACAAACATAATCAACCTTAATGGTGTGACAGATGTTGATGAAGGAGTGTTATCGTATGCTTACGCTAATGTAAAATTTCCCGCTAACACAAGTATCGACTTATCTGGTTTAACCACTATAAGTGGTAATAATGCGTGTCAAGGTATGTTTACTTTTTGCACTGGGGTAACAAGCGTAGATTTATCTGGTTTGACAACTATAAGTGGTGGCTATGCGTGTCAAAATATGTTCAATAATTGCGGGGGGTTAACAAGTATCGACTTATCTGGTTTGACCACTATAAGTGGTAATAATGCGTGTAATACTATGTTTTTTCGTTGCACTGCGCTAACAAGCGTAGTTTTGTCTAGTTTGACAACTATAAGTGCTCCTAATACGTGTAATAATATGTTCAGTAATTGTGCAGGGTTAATAACAGTAAAATTCACCGCTCTTAATACTATGACAAATCCACTTTCGGCTGGTTATGCACAAGTGTTTAGCGCTTGCACACATCTTGAATCAGTAGAATTTGGTGGTTTAACAGCGTCAACTTTTTCTTCTGCAGTGAATCAGATAGGTTCTATTTTTAACAATACAACGGGTTCAGAAGCACCAAATGGTTGTACAGTTCATTTCCCAAGCAACTTTGACCCAAGTGACCCAAGCCACACATTTGATGCGTCAACATTAACGGGTTATCCGACATTTGGCGGAAGTGCTTCATACATACACGTAGCATTTGACTTGCCAGCGACAGAATAAGGAATAAGATATGAAAAAAGTAGACACGAAAAAAGGAAAAGCACAAGGTATCTGGGAATCTCTGTGGGAACAGTATAAAATGGAATGGAAAAAACTTTGGAACGAATACAAGTCGTTGATAATCCCATTTATTGAAGGCTCTGCAAAATATATCTGGCAGTTGGTTTATGGTCTTATTGCTTTGGTGGTTAAAGGTTTATATCAAACTAGCGTTTATTACGTTAAAAAACTGATTGAAATAATCAAAAGAGCATAAGATGAACACTTGGCGACTGGTAGAACATATGCATAGTAAAAATATTTTATATGCCTTGTGGTCTGCTGGGTTTGCCTTTTTAGCACCTATTGGTTGGTGGTTGGCTGCGTCTGCTTTTTTTGTCGTTGCTGATTTTGTCACAGGGTTGTGGGCGGCAAGAGTAAAACGAGAAATGTGGACAAGCAATAAAATGCGCCACTCTGTTTCAAAGTGCGGGGCATATCTGTTTGTTATAATATGTGCCAGAGTATTTGAATTAACACTGCCAGCATTTGTAACTAATTACGCTGAAATATCTCGTATAGTTACTGCTTGTATTACGGGCGTTGAATTTTATAGCGTTCTTGAAAATCTTTATAAATGCACAGGTAATCGCACATTTTATCTTTTAACCCAATTCACACAAAAGAAACTTAAAGAAGTCACAGAAATAGATGATGAAACAAAACAGATGGCGTAAATTATACAGTGCTTCAGCACAATTTATATGCCCTTATTGTCTAAAACACTTTCCAATTCAATCTGCTACGCTCGAACACGAACCGCCAAAGTCACGACAAAAAGAACTTGGGGCGAGTAAAACCTTGTTAGCCTGTAAGAAGTGCAATAACGAAAAGGGTGCTTTGACCGCTGCGGAATATGAAATTTGGAAAAAAACAAAAGATTATCACACTTGGGCTTTGCTCGAAACAATTAGAAACGGAAACGTAAGGAGAATGTAAATGAAAGCATTTAGTTGGGTAGCACCTGCCAAGGCAGGACAAGTAATTAAACTGGCATTATTTAGTGATGTTCATTTTGACTCGCCAGATTGTGACAGAGAAACACTGAAAAAACACCTTGACTATTGCTTGAAAGACGGGCGGTATATTTTAATCAACGGTGACTTCTTTGATATGATTATACTTGGGGACCGCAAAAGAGCAACGCCACACCATATTACAAACACCGATAACCAGTTGAACGTCAAATTGAACGAAGCATATGAATTTTTGAAACCATACCAAAAAAATATTCTGTTCTTTGGTCGTGGCAATCACGAAGAAAGCATTATGAAATATAATGGTCTTGACGTGTTGGAAATGCTGACAACAATGTTGAATATGGGTTCGGAACACAAAATTTTATATGGGAACTATACAAACTTTTTAAGATTTACTTTCAAAGAAAAGAACAGAAACGAATACAATTACGACATCTATGCACATCACGGCTGCGGTGGTTCTGCACCAGCGACCAAGGGTATGTTAGATTTTGGTGCGTTAGCCAAAGGTATAAACGCAGATTTGATATGGCTTGCTCACAAACACAACTCTTTGGTGGACTATTCCGCACCAGTTATGCATATAGACCGCAACGGTGATATTATCTTAAAAAACCGTCAATGTATTGAAACACCGTCTTATCAAAAAGGTCGCACAATCGACTATAATGCAAACTTTGCTGAAAGATTTTATAATCACACTGCATTGTCAGGTTTTGGCGAAGTCAATTTGAGATGTGCTGGTGGAAAGAAAGGCTACCAAATAATACCAGAAATAAAAATAACCACGATACCGCAGATAATAATCGGCAGAGCACAAACGGCTATGCTAAAACAAAAAGCAAGATAAAAAAAGCCCAAACGGGCTTTTTTATTTTCCAAAGAAGAAATTGTTATCTTGAGTTGTCAAGAACGAGCCGTCTGGTTCAACACTGTTATAAAGTTTTTGTACAAACCGTTCGGCTTCATCTGCGGTCAAAAAAGAACAAGAATAATGTTTTTCTGCTTTTAATATAGAACCAAACACATAAAAGTCACGAATTGTCCAGTCAACAACATATCTGCCTGTGTCCAGTATACGATAGCCGTTCGGCTCCGCTTTGTCTTCAATAAAATCCGGGTGATAGGAATAGTTAGCACGAACTAACTTCATTCTTTTGTATTTCATCTTGCTCTCCTTTTTCTTTCAGAAATTCCCTTGCCTTTGTCACGATGTATTTCGCCATATCTTCACGGTCTTTACAGAAACGAACCCGAACCTGATAGTGGTAGGCATAAGCCAGCAACGATTGTATGATTGTATTAAACTTGTAGTTCCAGCCGTGTTTTACGCAATATGAATACAAGGTTGTCGGGCTGTGTTCCACCAAGATATACCTGACCTGAAACTCTTTCATACGTTCCATTTCACGCAGAAACCTTTCGTGTCCGCCAATCAGTGTCCCCACAAGGTCTTGCACCGACTTTCTTTCCCAGCAGATTTGATTTTCGTAGCCTTGTATAGAATAGTCGCCCGTCTTTAATCCCTGACGGACAGTGTCAACATTACGGAACTTTGAAAAGTCAAGTCCGTCTTGTTCTCTTGTGTCTAAAATCAGTGTCAGTTTAGTCATTTTTATTTTCTTGTTGGGCTGTTTCTAACATATTTGCCAAAACATCGTATGCTTCATTCATTTGAGTTATGCAATATCTCAACGATTCCATATCGCTAATGAGTTTGTCCCTTGTTATTTTAGTTATTTTCTTTTCAGACCACAACATTTCTGCCTTGGTTTCTGTCTTTTTTATATTGTCAATAGCGGTTGATACATAACCTTTGATGCTTGGTGCTACGAATTTGTGATTATTTAGGTCGCTTGCTATCTGCATTTCTAATACTACATCGTTATCCATTTTTTACTCCTTTGGTAATTGACTAAATATCCACGCAATCACATCAACTGTCCAGCCGTTACCGATTGCTTTGTATCTTTGCGTATTGCTTACGCCTTCTGTCCAGTTATCTGGTAATGTCTGCAATCTTTCGCATTCGACTGGTGTCAGCTTACGGATAATATAATCGCCATCTGGCAGGTCGACCTTGTATAAACCTGTCTTTGCACCACCGCCACCACCGTTTGCATTTAAGCATACAGATTTGCCACGGACGGAATAAATGCGATTTGCTTGCCCTTTGCCGAGCCCGTCGAGTTCGCCAATGCGTTCTGGAACATTTGTCATACCGTTTGCTTGTGCGCCTTTCCAAGACGTTGATAACAAACAATTTGCTTTATCTTCTGGGGTGCGTAAGTTATTCAAAGAACGTTTTGTAACTGGTTCTGCCACGATTTCTCTATTGCGTTTTTCGGCATAGTGTTCTAGTGATGTTCCTTTGTGGTAATTTGCATCCAAACAATGTGATTTATTATTCAAAGATTCGCCGCTTTCTATTATATCTTTCAGCAATATACCCTTGTCATGTGGTTGCTCCACGTGCCAATTTGTCCAGTAATATCTTTTTCTCTGCTGTGCAGATACCAATGCACTGTTTATCATAATGCACTCGGTTTCAGGGTATATCTTTTTCAATGTTGCTGTGATTGCATCTCTATCTTCGTTTCGCATACTGGCTACATTTTCCAGTAAGAACCATTTTGGCTTGATAACTTCCAATGCTTCTACGTATTTCCAAAATAAACCAGACCTTGCACCACGCAAACCCTCACGATTTTGTTTTGCTATGGATAAATCTTGGCAGGGGCTTCCACCAATAACCATATCTATATCCAGCAATTCAAGGTAATTCAGTTTTGTGACATCTCCAACCTGTATTGTGTCTGGGTAATTTTTCTGTGTGACTTGTATTGCATACTTGTCAATTTCGCTGGCATAGTATTTTTCCACAGTAATACCCGCTCGTTCTAATGCCAATCTTCCACAAGATATTCCGTCAAAGAGTGATAATACTTTCATTTTCTTTCCTTTGTCATCAGTTGCCATTGTATATCCTTTACATCGTTCGCCAATGCATCAAGGTCAACCTGTGGGCGAGAGTTTTCTAGTGCTTGCCCCCACTGATTGCATTTGCGTTTTTTTGTCCACACAGAAGCGTTTTTGAATCCGTTGGTCCACTTAGTCGCCAAGTCTTTCGACAGTGGTTCTGCGAGCGATTTTTGACGGTCTAAACGGCTACGGACCCAATCATAATATTCCCTTTTGCTCATAGGACCGAACATATTGGTTTTGCAATAAGCAGTATATGCATCGAGCCAATCATTTTTGGTCCATTGGGTGTAGTCAAGATTTATTAGATTTAGATTCATATGGTGGCTTCCTGTTGTTTAATAATATATTATGATATACTGTTTGTAATGCAGCAGATTTCATTCGTTCATACCAAAGATTTATATCTTGAGCGATTGCTTTTTGGCTTTTTTTGAAATCACGAATTTTTTGTCGTCTTAATCTTTCTGTTTTCCAACTTTTTATTTCTTCCATCTTGTTTGCCCCGGGGGTGGGTGTGTCCTTTTTGGAATATGCTTTTCAGCCATTACGCTGATGGGCTTTCAGCCAGAAACCAATATCTACACACCCGATTGCTTAGTCTTCCAAAATCCACTCTGTAAAGCGGACCTTGAAGTCCATATCTTTTTCACGAGCACGCAACTCATCACGTTCTTTTACTTGGGCAACAAACAGGTCTGGGCTTTGCATAAACTCGGCTGCATCTAGCCACACCGTCACGTTTTCGAGCCGTTCCCTGATGGTCGCCAGTTCTTTTTTATATTTGTTCAGTGCCGCTTGAAGCGTTGCTTGGGTCTTCATCTGTCAAGTCCTGTTGTTTTACGTGTTCGCGCCAGTTGGCACCATATGCATACAAATATACTTCTTCGTCTGGGAATTTCCACTTGGACCCGACACGAACCGTGCGGAAGCCCAAGCGACCTTTCTGTGCGTTCAGACGAACACCGCTTTCGCTAACTCCCAGTATTTGTGCAACTTCTTGTGTTGATAATAATCTCATTTGTTTATCCTTTGTTTATTTGGTCAAGGTATATTTATAAGTCCCCCTTGACTATGGGACATCATTAAAAGGCAAATCGTCTATGTCTTCAACAGACTTTGCTTCGGTCTTTTCTTCCAGCGCAGGCGCATCTGGTTCGCTTGGTTTTGTTGCCAGTAAGTCCATATATGTTGCCTGCAATAACAATGCGACTTCGGCTACATTATTGTCAAACAAGTTGATTGTCTGGCGTTGCCATTCGCCGTTTTGGTTCTTGTATGATTTCTGCAAGACAACACTGCGAGATTGGTATGAATTGCCGTTCTTGTCTTGTTTTGTTTCTTCGAATACTGCAACAGAAAAAGCACCGTTGCGTTTTTTTATGATTGGTGTATTTGACATTTTTATTTTCCTTTTGGTTTTTACATTGTAATTATAACACGTTTTTTTTATTTTGTGGACAACTATTAAAAATTTTTTCAAGGAATAAAAATTCTTTTTCCACTTTTGGGCATATACGAAGACAAATGACACCACGAAGTAGTGTATTTTGGGTCTTCCATCCACAAACCGCACTCAATTAACTTCGCCTTGTTTGCTACACACCATTTCTTTAATTCGCCTTTCGGGTCGGCAATATCAACCGCACAACCGTATAAGTGTGATGAACCCATAGCAGATGGGTTAATTCGTTGTTGGTCTTTGATTGACCGCAGACACGATGTTGCTCGCATTGGTGGCTGATACCCCAAAGCATTTACTTTCCGACACAGGTCTTCAAGGTTCCTGAGTGTAACAACGTCCACATCTTTTTCTGCCCATTTGTGCAAACCCGCTTTTAAGAGTTCTTGAATTGAAAATCGCATAGTTTTGCTCCTTGGTTAGACGGTCTGTCGATGTTCGCTGCGTTCCATTGTTCCAGTGCTTTCTCTTCGCTAAAGCCAAGAAAATTAAACTTGCCCCATTTTGTGCATTTGGAACACTGGGCGTAGTAGCACTCGTCTATTTTGACGATGCGTGGCTTTGCTTTACAGTGTTTGCAACGGACTTCATTCATTTCAACGCCTCCGCTAATTCTTGTGGTTCGCCTGTCAACACTACGATTGGCAACGATTGTATGTTCAGCATACGTGCAATTTGCAACAACTCTGCTGGCTGTGGAATAACGACTTCTGCGTCTGGGCATTGGTCTGCCAATGTTTTGCATTTACTGCAACCTTGTTGACTTAAAATTATCTTTCTCATTTGTTTTTTTCTCCTTTTATCTTTGTTTTTGTTTTCTCCATAACTGCCTTACCTGTTCATAGTAGGCGTAGGCATCGTCTTTATCTTCGAACCTAACGTTCTGTGGGAACAGGTCGCCCTTTGGTGTGGTCTTTACGACACGCACATTCCATTCTTTGCCGATTAAGTTTGGGTGCGAAAAATCGATAATCATCTCTGTTTCTCCTAATCTTCAATACCATTTTCGTGATGGTAAGTTCCGTTGCCTGTTTTGTTCCAAACACGCTTGCGGTTCTTTTCCATCTTTACATCAACAATAGTTTCAAAGTCTGCCCACAGAATCATTTTAGCGTTTCCCCTTTCTCTAACACACGCAATTTGAGCCATCGCTTCTACTGTGTCAAACCTTATAATTCCACAAGCAACAATAAACATATCAGCCAACTCTTCAACCATATCACGATAAGATTTGGCGGTATCAAACTCTTGTAATTCTTCCCAAAACTTTGCTCTTTGTCCATCATATGTTGCTTCGGTGAAGGTTTCTTCGTGCCATTTTGCTATGCTTAATATTGTTTCTTTCATCTCTATTTCTCCTTAACTGTGTTTCTTAAAGTATTTTGCTATTTTGTCTGATACGATTTGTATTTCCCAGAACAAAAAGTATATATCTAATTCTTTTCTTCCAATCCACTTATCATACCAAAAACCAAAGCGGCAAGATTTCCACCAGACAGATATGTCTAGCCACCAGTAGCATTTTTTTGTTTCCCAATGTGTTCTCATCTCTGTTTCTCCTTAAATTGAATCGCCAACTGTAATTGTTTTTCGAACGGAATAAAAAGTTGTCCGTCTTTCTTCCTTTCTGGTTCTGTCATTGTTTTAATCCTTTTGTTCTGCTAGTGTTAGTTGTGTTGGTTCATTTTCAATTCTGTTTTTCGCAATCTCAAAGTAATTTGGGTCAAGTTCTATGCCAATGAAGTTTCGGTTTAGATGTTTACAGGCAACCCCTGTTGTGCCACTACCCATAAACATATCTAATACAGTATCGCCTTTTTGTGTTGATAATGCAATACAAGTTTCTGGTAATTCAACAGGAAAACCACTATGCCCCCATTTTGATTTTGTTTCTTTGCGCCCAAAACCTACACTATGTTGTTTGCCACTATTAAACGGCAATTCCCATACATTACCAACATTTTTTGTCTTGAACATATCTGGGTGTAAATTGTATGCCATTTCCTTGTCCAATTCTACCCCAGCAGATGTATGGCGCAACATAAAAATATACTCGCACTGGTTTGTTAGTTGTCGGTTTGTGTTTGCTGGTTGTTGGTTATAACGATACCATATTACAGTATCGTGCAGTTTATACATAAGTTCTCTGGTTGCTATTTCCATCATTTCAAACGCACGAATTGTTATTTCGCTGTCGTTAATGACATTAAGCCAAAATGTTCCATTGGGTGCTAGTATGCGTTTTGCTTCTGCAAGCCATTTTCTGCACCAATCAAGATATTGGGCGTACGAATTAAAATACGCTTCGTATTCAAAACCTTTCCAATATGGTGGCGATGTTATAATACAATCAACCGACTTGTCAGGTATCTGTTTCATAACTTCCAAACAATCGCCTTGATATAACTGCATCATTTTACATCCTTTTGTTCCAGTGCTGTTATTTCTTGTGCAGCAAGTTGAACCTTACCCCATATTTCCGCTTCCATTTCTTGACCTGTTTGGTATGTTTCATCTATCCAATTAAATGTGTCTTTTGCTATTTCCAATGCCTTGCGTGTGCGGTCTAATTCGTCTTTCAAGTCGCTGTTTTCTTTTTCTAGTTTTTTGCTATAATCTAATGTTGCTAATGTCAACTGGTCGTTTTTATAACTCTTTGGTATGTCCAGCGTGGTGCATCCAATCATACGGTCTTGCACATTTTCGGCTGGTTTTGTTGTCGCAGTGGGATGTGCGTGTTCTTCTAATATAGCAACTTGTGCTTGCAATACATTGACAGCATCTATCAACTCATTGATTTTTTCTGCTAGTTTATGTCTAGCAATTTGATTTTGATTAGTGATTTTTTCAATCATTGTTAACCTCTTTTTGTTTCACATTATAATTATATCATAAAAATTACTATATGTGGACAACCACCGCATTTTTTTACAGTGGCAAGTCTTGTAATTCGTCCATCTCTTTTTCTTCTGGTGTCAGACCGACTGGGTCAACACGGAACACTCGGGCGTGTCCACCATCAGCCGTGTCATATTTTCCATTTGAAAGCACGGCAATATGGTGTTCAGGGAGTTCTGCCAGAGCAGATACAGCGCGCCAGAAAGAACGAGCAGGCAATGATGGTTTGCGATGTTCTTCGCACCAGTCATTATACTTTTTATGCGAGCCCCACTTGTCGTTGGCGAACTTTTGTGCAGCGAGTTTTGTGCCGTATTTGTCTGGGTCTTCACGAACTGCCGAGATATAGTCCAAGATGGCATAGTTTTCTTTAGTTTCCCAATTATAATTATTTAGGTTCGTTTCTTTGATTTCAATCTGGTCGTCATCTGTCAACTGATAAATGCCGTTGTGTTCGATATAATACTGCTTTGCTTCTGCGAGCATCTGCTGGAAAAATTCGTCTGGCAGGTCTTTTATGCGGCACTCTTTTTCTTGCAAGTGGCATTCAAAGATAATCTGACGGCGTTCATTAGTCGAGAATACCTGCTGGACAAAGTTCGATGTGCGAATAATTATGAAAGACCGTTCGTGTTGTTCGGGCTGTTTTCCTTTGCGTGAGAATTTATCGTCCGACACCGTCACCAAGTTTTTCAGTTCGTCATAACTAATCTTGTCCGAGCCACTGCCACACCAAGTGCATTCATCGTCAACAACAATTGCGTTATTTCCGTCGTATGCGTCAACAAAAAAGTCAGACATACCACGGTTACGGGACATTTTTAGAAAGCCGACATATTTCTTGTCAACAAGTCGTTTGCAAAGAAAAGATTTCCCGATGCCTTTCTGTTCGGCAACAATATCAAAAAAGTATGGGCAATAATCGTTGCGTGGCGAAAACTTTGCAACCAAACTTGTCATAAGCAATAAGAAAAAGTTCGGGTTCGTGTCGCAATTAAAGTATTTTTTCATAAAGGTTCTGATGCGTTCTTCCCCGTCCCACTGCGGTATTGCATCATAAAACTCTTTGCGTGAATTGAAAGTGCTATACAGCCCGACATTTCGCCAGAGCAATTTAAGTTCCTGTGGTTTAATATCGTGGTATTTGTATTTGCGAACGGTTTCACCTGATTCTTTGTCGGTGTCATAGGACGATGTGCGAATTGCCAATTTGTCCCAAAAGTGTGTTTCGAATATTGTCTGGGCTTGTTCTTCTGGTATCAAAGGCTTGCGAGCAAAGACGGATTTATAAAGTCCCGTCACGGTATCACGGACGAACAGCGTGTTTTGACGGCATAACCCGACCAACTGGCTTGTCAGTTCAGCAATAGAGCCAGCACCGATTTTCTTGCCATCAAGCAGTGGCTGTAAAATACTAATCTGGTCGTCCAGTGGAATTTCGGTTTCAATATATTCATCTAAATTCGGGTCAGGGGACAGGTTATTAACGGAAGGAAAGGTGTCCCCTGATAAGTAATCATCGTTCACAGTGTGTGGTTTTGGTGCTGGTGTTTCATAGGCACGGCGACCCTTTGTGAATGATGTATTAAGTATATCTATATTTTCATTAAAATCAAGACCATTTGGCAAATACCATTTCTTCGCCTGTGTAAAAACATCAAGGGTTTGGGTATCTTCGCCGTCAAGAATTACATCTGTGATTTCTTCTGGGTTGATTTTGCTGATTTGTTTGCGTGAGATAACATCTCGTGGAAAAAACAAAAATGATTGTTCAATCGCCTTTTTGTTTTCTGTGATAAAAAGTTCTTTCGCCATAACCTTTCCTTTCCGTTCAAACTTTATTTTATCATAACATCGTTTTGCTCGTTGTCAACTTGTTTTGTAAAAAAAATTGCAGGTTTTGGGCGACACTACCTGCGGAGTGCTAACAACGACATAAGAGGTCAAAAATAAAATGCCGCCGCCCAATCTCGTTATTTTATTTCCTTTTTTGCAAGTATAATTTCATTATGTTAATTATCATTAAAACATACGCAGGTGTAAAAATATACCACCAAGACCAACCAATCTGTCCTGTAAGTTTTAACACAATGAAAACTGTAATTAACAAATCACATTCTATTCTTGACACAAGGTCATAAATTTCTGATTTTTTTAAACCATAACCCAGTAAATCCGCAAAAGCATTATTCATTTTTTATACTCTTTTATTTCTTCTAAAATCTCGTCATAACGAGCGTTTAATTTTTCCAGCACAGTTATTATATCTTTCTGATAATTCGCGTCTGCTTTGATTTCTTGTACAGACAAACGCATATCTGGGTGCCATACAACAAAATCACACGACTTGGCACCAGTTATCAGCATATTATACTGCATCTGGGTCATATAAACAGGCGGTATTTTGCCCTTTGCCATTTTCAAATAGTTTTTTATCTCTGGACATTTTATCTCAATTATCTTGTCAATTTTGTCTAAATTACGCATTATATACTCTTTCGGCTTTCCAAAAAGAATTTGCAATTCTCCGTTTTTGTCCTTTTGATAATATATATCGTCAACAATCGGCTCATCGTGATAAATTACACCATCTGGCGAGCAACCAGCACGCATTTGTTCCCAGTCAACAAAGCCGACTTCGTGGACATCGTTAAATGTTTCAGCAATATAGTCCGCCCTTGCTTGTGGTTCGTTTTCGTTGCCGTCTTCCATAGCAGATGAGCGATAACTTTCAAATGAATAGCCCAGTGATTCCAAAACTTTTTTATACAGATTGCTTTCGGCAGTGTCGGACAATTCGTCTTTCTTTGCCAAGCCCATATACTGATGAAAATCCGAACCCGTAAATTTGCCTGCACGCAACGACAGCCAGTCTGGGTTCGCTGTCCCGTCTTCTAAATGCTGTGGCAATTCGTCATATATTTTCATATTGTCCCCCTTATTCAAAAACACCCAACAATACCAAACCAACAATAAGTCCTAAAATATGCATTGCACCCCCCCTTAATGTTCACTGAAAAAGCCAAAAAACCAACCAGCAACTAAAACAAATAAAATAATTCCTATGATGTGCATTAGTTCGCTCCTTGTGTGTCGTGTAATTTCTTGACTGCTATGCCAATGGCGGTCAATTCGTCAATGCTTTCGCTGTCTTTATATTTTACATATGCACTTGTGTCAACAGTCGGGTCAATGTCGTCTAACAGGGCTTTGATGCGGTCTTTTAACATAGCGATTTTCTTTGTGTTTTCTTCGGCTTTTCTTTCTTCAAGAGTGGTTTCACTTATTTCTGGCAAATCTTCGCCGGAATAAATATATAAGCCAAGCCCGAACATCGCAATATTTTTTACAAGGCAACGCATAATAGTTGTGTTGATGTCAAACATAGTTGCAGGTTCAACTGTTTTTTCTTCGTATTTCCCTGTCCATTGTTTTCCTTCATATTTTTTTACTTTATATGTATATGCAACGGATTTTTGTGCTTTGTTTGCCCCGTCCATAACTGGCAACCACATAGAGTGTGTTTCTTCGCCCGTTGATACGGTTGTTTCTACCATATAGCCCAAATTTTCATCGTAAAAATACGGTTGACCCTCCCAGTGTGTAATTTGATATGTTGCGTTTGGGTATGCTTTCTTAAATTCTTTCCAAGCATAAGTCCAAGACAAGTATGTCAAGCCGTTTTTCTTTTCAGTGTATTTACTGACATCTCTTTCACAGAGTTTTTCAAATTGTGTCAATTCTTTTTTAGTTTCAGTCATTTTTTAACCTCTTTTTTTGTTGTATCTGCCCACATTATAATACTTTTTTTTGATTCTGTGGACAATTTTTTAATTTTTTTTATTCTGCCCATCTATCTAGGTCGTGGCAAGCACTGTCCCAAGATTTATATATCTTATTATTGACAGGTTCGCCCCACAGTTCCCTGTTGATAAATTGGTTTGGTGTGTAAACAATGCGCCACCCTTTCGCCTTTGGGTCATATATTGGTGTCATTTTATTTTCCTTTGTTTTTTTATCTTTCCCAGCCGTTCACAAAGCCAAACGCCCCACAGCGCGCCGCATATAACACCCCGTCAAGCGCGAATTCGTGCGAATAACCGCGTTTTTTGATTTCTGCATATAACCGGTCAAGCAACGCAACATTAAGTCCTTTTTCTTTTGCTCGTGCGATTGCCTGCCAGCGCGTTTTGTATTGTCTGCGTGTTTGTGTTTCTTTTAACATTTCCATTTTTTAACCTCTTTTTTTGTTGTTGTTTGTTTGTTTAAGATTTGATTCCGTTGTTGTATATGCAAACAGGTTGCGCGTCCGCCCCTAGTGCCCGTTTTAACACTTCCACTGGTCCACCAAACCGCGCATCTGTTGACAGTTTTTTTGCGTGTGCGTGTGCGTGTTTTTCACTGTTTGCAAGTTGTGTATATTTGCTCCCATCACTCAAAGTATATCTATAATAGAACAAATTATCATTTGCCATTTTCTAACCTCTTTTTTTGTTTGTTGTTTTTTTGCTTTATTAAGCGTTTTTTTTAATTTTTACAGTTATGTTTTTGTTGTTTTTTGTAATAGATTGAACAGTATCTATCGCGTTTCTTTTTTCGCAATTTGCTTGTTCTAATGTATTACAAAGACAATTATAAACAAGTTTATTGTTTTGATAAAATAAAACATTATACATTTTTATTTCTCTTGGTTTTTTGTTGTCTAGTTTTTCATTTTTTGCAAGTGTTCCAGAACCTCAGCCCTCGAAAACTTCCACAAGCCGCCAATCCTGACACCCTTAAAGCCCAAACTGCCATTTGTGGCGTTCTTTCGGATTGTTGTTTCATTAACTCCACACAGGCGCGCCACTTCGGGCGCGTTTATTAAGTCGCTCATAGTTTTAAACTCCTTTTTTTTGTTATAACTTGCCACCAATAGCAAGCCCAGCCCGACCCAGTCGCACCAAATCGGGCTTTGTTTGCTATCTGTCGCGCTTTGTGTCTGGGCATTCGTCAATTATGCCAAAATACCACAGCCAGCCGCGCAACCAATGCAAAAAGCCGATTTTTTCAAGTATCCAGTTAATGCCGGCGCAGATTGTAAAAAATACCATAAAAAAGCCCACATACACGCAGCACATCGCCAAAGTTTCCAAAGTTCCCATTGTTCCCCCCTTTTTTTATTGTTGTTGTAAAAGGTTTTTGTATTTTGTTACTGTCCATTTTATACCACTTGACAAGTCCCAACCAAGATAAAACATATCTTGCCGCTCGTGTTGTAATATAAAATTTTCCGCTTTTTCTCTTGAATCAAATGTTTTTGTGTATAATTTTTGCATAATAACCATTTTTTAAACATCTTTTTTTATTTTGTTATTTTTTCGATAAATTCGCCCAGCAATTCGGCGCGTTTTTCTTTTGCTTCATCCGTAAAGCCTTCAATTTGGCGCGCCTTTTCGTTATATTCGCGCACTAAGTCGCTTTTGATATATTCGGCGCCTAATCGGTCGCAATCGTAACCAGTCGCTAAACAAATTCCATCACCTAAATAATAATAGTCACAAGCCCAGCCCTCAGCGCGTGCACTATATGCAAAAGGCGCAAAATCGCGCAATAAATACCACGCCGAGCAATACCCCACCGCGAAAATTTTATTAAAACGGTTACGAATTTCTTTTTTTGTTGTTTGCTTTTTCATTTTATAACCTCTTTTTGTTTCGTTTTTGTTAGTCCCACCAAAAGCCTTTTGTCAAGTTTTTAAAAAATCTCCAATCGGTTCTTTTGATATGTTTCAAGTATATAATAAAAAATCGGCATTGTCAAGTGAAAAAATAAAAAAAGTTTTAATCGGGTGAATATTTTACCAAAACGGGCAAAATTTTACCTATTCTACCGCTAGAATAGGTAAAATAAAATTCGGAAAATATTTTTTTGCTATTCTATGTAAGGCTTTTTATTGGTAAAATGGGCAAAACAGGTAAAAAAACTAGGAAAAGTGCGCCTTTGCTGTTGTTTTTACATCGGTAAAATTGCGGCGCTATCGGTAAAATTCGGGCGGCCTTGGTAAAAAAGCGCGGTTTTGTGCTGGTCCGCTCGGTTTTAGCGTGTTTTTGCGTGTTTTTTTTGTCAAGTTTTTGCTGGGGCTTTTGGCGTGCTGCTTAATTGCTTTTTGCTGGTTTGGGTTTGCTGGTGGGGTTTGGTTTGTATTTGTCTGTTGGCGGTGCGGCGTGTCCTGTGACAGTGGTGTTGACTGGCGCGCGTGTTTGTCAAGCGGGCGCGGGGTGGTATTTTTTTTGGCGCGCGAAACAGTGGCGGGAGGGGTGTGGCAGGGTGAGAAAATGTTGGTACCCACTTTGCATCCTTGTGAAAAATCGGGTTGGCGCAAATGGCGGAATTAGTGCTTGACATTTTTTGTATGATTTGTGTATTATATTAAAGAACTACTTGAGGGGTCTAGTATCCGTAGGGTGGTGTGGTTTAGGCGGTGAGGAAGGCTGGGCTGAAAGGCTACGACTCTAGTTTCTGGGGTAAGTCCGCCAGACCGTTTTATAGTTTCAATAACATGCGTGGTACCTTGCTGGCCGACTGGAGAAGCAGGGTATTTTTTTACTTGACAATTTGGTTTAATGTGTGTTAATGTATATACATAGTTAAAGGAAAGGGGCGACATTGGACGGGGAACGGTATTATTTAAGTGCGATAGAATTGACAGACAAGCATCCTGGGGTGACATTCAAAGAAATGTTAAGTCACGATGCGCGGGTTAGTCAGGTTGAGCGGTTGTATTTCACTGGTGAGTGGCGTGACCTAGACCTGATGGGCTGGAACACATTTTGTATGAAGATGGAACAAGCCGAACAGAAGAAGTGGCTTGCAAAGATTAAGGAACTTGACGGGAACGTGGTGTTAGACCACTTGGAATCACAGTTGATGCAGGCGAGTCGTGACGGCAAAGCACCGAACAGGGCCCTACTTGAAGCGACGGTGAAGGCACTGCAGGGTGTGGTTGCGCTGAACAAGGTTACAAGTGATATAGAAGGCGGTGGTGCCGCAGACGGGATTGAAGTAAAATTTATACCGTCACTGGACCGCCCTGTTGAACCGTCAGAATGGGAACAGATACTTGCTGAGAAAGACCCGACCTTGCTGAGATATTTTGGTATTAAGGGACAGAGCCCGGATAATGATATTGTTACTGAGCCCGCCGAAGGCGAAGGGGGTTCGAAATGATGAAGCAGATGGAGATAATTTCTGACTTTCGCCCAATCATTGAGAATGTGAATGATTTCAAGTACCGTTATCTTGTTTATTTGACCGGTCGTGCGGGACTCGGGAAGAGTACAAATATTGCTAAGTCGTTGTTAGTAGCGGGTTTATTGAAGCCCGTTCGTATATTATGTTGCCGTGAGCATATGACGTCTATCAAGGATTCGGTTCATTCGCAACTAAAGGACATAATCCGTGACTACGAATTGCCATATGCGGTATATAATGATACAATACGTGCTTCTAACGGCACGACTTTTATTTTTCGTGGATTGCGTGAAATCGGGGTTGAAGATATTAAATCGTTTGCGAACATTGACATCTGTTGGATAGAAGAAGGCGCATCGGTGTCTAAGGGGTCTTTTGATGCTCTGATACCAACAATCCGTGCTAAAAACTCATATATTGTTATCAGTGCTAACCCCGACAATGAATCCGACATTGTATATCAGGAATGGGGCCCCAATGCTGAGCAACGTAGTGACAGTTATACTTGTTATAAAGATTATCGGTATAACCCGTTCCCGTTGGAACCCACTATCTTGCACGACATAACACTTATGAAGCGTAATCGCCCTGCTGATTATGATATGATATATCTGGGCAATCTGCGTAGTTCGTCTGACCGCCCAGTTGTTCGTTCTTGGAATCCTGCTGTTAATATTGGTATTGGGGAACAAAGCAAGACGATTTACTGGTCGCTGGACTTCAATGTCAACCCACAGTGTTCTGTTATATGCCATTGGAACGGCGGACACGACTTCTACTTTAGTGACGAGATAGTTCTAGAAGATGCGTCCACATATAAGGTTGCGGAAGAGTTTGTTCGCATATACCGCCAAAAGTACGAAGGTCGCCCAGTGGTTATAAACGGCGATGCTTCTGGTCGCAGTCGCACTTCTAATTCGGAATTTTCTAATTATGCGATTATCGAACAAGTGCTGACAAGGGAACATATCAGATTTGACTTTCAGGTGCCGAGAGCAAACACAAGTATCAGCAACCGAGTTAACAATTTTGACTGGCACGTACACGGACTTGACGGCAAGCCTCATATACTTGTTAACCCAGAATGCCGACACTTGTGTCACTCGTGTAAATTGTTGAGTTATGATGACAACGGAAAGATTATAGAAATTCCTGCTAGACGTGGTATGAAAACGATTGACTATGCGAAGTCGCATATATTTGATGCGGCATCTTACTGTGTAATGATAAACGATTGTGTCCAAGAGAATTTTGTAAAAGCACCAAAGACCACAACTGCTAATCTGAAAGATATGTGGGAAAGGTCGTTGATAGCGGCATCTGGAGGGGCTGTATGACATTGGAAGAGGAAAGGAAATGGAAAGTTCTTATCAGGAAGTATCCTGAACGTGCTGGTGCGGCATACGAACTGTATCTGCGCCACACAGAGAAAAACGCCAACCCAACTACTTACTTTATGTGGGCAGGGAAGTTGGAAAGACAAACTGAAAAACGTTATCGTGAAGGCTTAAAAAAGTACTGCGATAAAGAAAAACAAAAAATGGAGTTAAAAAATGGTTAAAAAACTTATAACGTTCTCATTTGAACCAGATTCAATTGGTGGATTTTGTTGTATATGTAATGGTGTGCAGACAGTGCGAGAAAAACATATGTCTAAATGCATTCCAATGACAAAACACGCTTTTTTGGAAGCATTGAAAGACCGCATTAAATTCAACGAATTGTTGGGCATAGATATTCGTGAAGGGTGGCAAAATGCGTTAAAAGACGCAATAGAGCCATTTACAACAATGACGGAAGATGCCGACCCTGCGGTTTTGGCTGATGCCGTTGCCAAGGCAGACATCAACATTCGTGGCGAAGAAGAAGTTGCGAAAGATGTTGAAGTTTTAGAAGTTGAAAACGAAAAACTGGTAGCCGAAGTTGAAAAAGAAATTAAACCTGCAAAAAAAGCAACTAAAAAAACAACCAAGAAAAAGGAAGTAAAAGATGACGAAGGAAGAACGGATACAGTTGCAACTGTCAGCGAGGACGATGGACGTTCAGAAGGTGATGGAGTATCTGCTGAAGAACCAAGCACCGCTGATAATGCATAGGGAAAACGAACAAGTATTCAAAGGGTTTATGATGGCATACTATGCCATCTGCGACCTGCAAGAAACAATAACAACAGAGGAGTAATAACATGGAAAATATTACAGAAGAAGCATTAACAAAAGAAATTGCTGGGGAACAAAATTCCCAAGTAAGTGGTATTATGGCAGACCTTGAAGACGAATTTACAGAAGAAGAACCAAAGTCCGAAGAACCAGCGCAAGAAGAAACACCAGCGGAAGAACCAGCGCAGGAAGAACCGGCTGCTGAAGAAACGCCTGCGGAAGAACCTGCGGAAGAACAACCAGCAGAAGAACCCGCACAGGAAGAACCCGAAAAGGCACCAGAACTGATTTTGGGAAAGTTTAAGTCACAAGACGACCTGATAAATGCTTATAAGAACCTTGAAAAGAAAATGGGCGAAAAAGCACAGGAAGTGAAAGAAGTTGTGCAGGCAAAAAGTGACGACTTTGATATTGCTGTGAAACAAAAGATTGCGGAAGAAAACTGGAAATTGGTTGATAAAGCATTTGAAACCATTACAAACCCAGAAGACGCAAAAGAAGCCCAGTATTTGTTGTCGCAATTTAAGAAAACTGGCGATGGTGCATTGCTGGAAAAGGCACGTGGATTTTTAGACGCTCGTGTTGACAGACGTTTGGAAGTCGATGCTATGAATATGGCTGCGAAGATTCAACAAACAGCAAATGCCCACAGGGAAGAAATCTTATTGAAACCATTGTCCGAAGAATTGGACAAAATGGCGGAAGAAGACCCTGAATTTATGAACGATGAACAAAACCAAAACTTGATGGCTATGGCAATTAAACTTAATCCGTCAACGGTTGATGTTCGTTCGGTCAAAAAAGCGATTCAGGAATACAAAGATTCCGCTTATCAGAAAGGTTATGAAGCAGCGAAGAAAGAATTTGCTAAACAAGCCGAAAAGAAAGCGGTTTCTGTCAAGTCCACAACTCATATCGAACAACCAAAACCTAAAAAGTCGTTCGCTTCTATGAGTATAGCGGAACAATTAGACGAAGAAATGAAAACATTATTGTAAGGAGTGAAATATGAGCAGACCATTAGAACGATTTTACGAAATAATTGCGTGGATTTTTATAATTCTGGTGGTCTGCACAATGTTGACTGCCTGCAATCGCAAAACGCCTGTCGAAAGTGCCTTCGATAACGTTGGACAAGCGGTTATTGACGTTCAAGCGTCCCTTCCAAAAGAATGTCAGACCGAAATTGTACTTGCCAAGATAAACGATGTCGAATCCAAAAGACAGGTGGCTCAAAGTTTGTGTGCAGAAAAGATAAAATCGGCAGAAATCAAATATGAAAGGGCGATGTTTGCCTTAATAATTATAATTTCTGTGTTTTTTTTAAGATTTTTTATAAAAAAATAGTTGAAAAACATAGAAAGTTTTGATAATATAAAAATGTGGCTAGGTTCGCTACCGAAAGTGCAACAACTCATTGCATTGCCACGTATATTTTGAGTGATTATAGGAGTATAATATGGTTAAAGCAGTACAGGTTAAAGATTTCCCAAATTATTATGTAACAGAGAATGGCGATGTGTATTCACGAAATTATGGTGGAACAGGACGTATAAAAAAATTAAAACCACATAAGAATCATAAAGGGTATTTGTGGATAAATCTAGGTCGCCAGGGCAGGCGTTTTGTTCATAGAATGGTAGCAGAGGCATTTATACCAAACCCAGAAAACAAACCACAAATAAATCATAAAAACGGTATTCGTGATGATAACAGAATTGAAAATCTCGAATTTGTAACAGGTAGTGAAAACGCTATACACGCTTATAGGGTTTTACATCGTGTAAATAATTTGTTGGGCAAGAGATATAATTTGGGAAAATATGGGAAAGAAAGCATAGGTTATAAAATTATTCAACAGATTAAAGATGGCAAGGTTATTAGGGAATTTTATGGTTCTTATGAAGCAGCTAGGGCGTTTAATATAAATCCTGCAAATATAAGAAGTTGTTGTACTGGACATCGAAAAACTGCCGCTGGATTTCAATGGCGACACAAAAAATAAACGTATTTTTATATTTTTTCAAGTTTTTTTATAAAAATCGTATTTTTTATCCTCCGATTTGTTTATTATATAGTAAGACGGTTAGAAACCTATTTTAATCGGATAACCAAAAAGGCCCGAGTCAAATAGACAATTTTTAGAGTCCTATATTAAAAGTTAAACTAAAAACAAAAAGGATTAAACAATGTCAAATAACGCTTTCTTAAACGGCATTGCCCCATACTCTGCGGTAAGCGAAAAATGGTCGAAAGTGCTGTTAAAGAATTTGTCTTTGGTTGGTGTTTATAAACACATCGCTATTGACCACTCTTCTGAATTGTCAGATAACTCTGATGCTATTCACTTACGTATGGTAAACGATTCTTCTGTAACTGTTGCAAATTACTACTCACGTAGTGCAACTCCAGGAACTGCTGGTTCAGAAGGAACAATATCTTATGGTACTGCTGCTGTTGATGATTACGTATTGCAATTGACAGAATCTCCAGCGACTGCTGTTAAATTCGAAGATTATGCTTTGAAAACTGCAGACGTTGCATTCCAAGCAAAAATCATCGAACGTGGTTTGTATGCTTTGTCAAAATACGTTGACTCGTTCGTTATGAACACAATCATCGCTGCTGCTGGCACAACATTGACTGCATTTAATGCAACAACTGCTGCTGCTGGTGATATGTACGATGTTTTGTTACAGGCTGCTGCTGTTTTGAAAAAAGCGGGCGCAACTCCTGTTTCTAACGCATCTGACTTAGCGGGTGACCAAGGTATTAAAGAAGCCGGTTATGTTGTAGTTAACCCAGACGTAATGCGTTTCATCTTGAAAGAACCAGCATTCGTTAAAGTTGATATGACAGACAAAAACGCTTTGTGGAAAGAAGGTATTGTACGTGGTACAATCGCTGGCTTGATAGTTTTGGAATCTTCTAACTTGCCAACAACTACAAACGTTTGCACAATCTTCGCAGGTATCAAATCTGCTGCTCACTTTGCGATTAAGAAAATCAGTGACCGTATGATTCCAGCACAAAACAACTTCCAAATGTTGTGGTCTGTGTTGACAACTTGCGGTTGCACAGTTTCTCATCCAAACGCAATTGTGAAATGTGCGATTACTGTTGCTTAGTACCAAAAAGTGTGGGGGCTTCGGTTCCCACACTCCGATAATTATAAAAAAGTGATTTAATATGATAGTATGTGATTACGAATTAGGCGAAGTCAAAAAGAGAGAGTTAACATCAGACGAAAAACAAAGCGTCTGTGATTTCGTTGTACAACGTTGGAACACTTGGAGTAAGCCATTAGAAGTATTGCAAGATAACACACGTGTTATTCGTGACCGTGCTACGCCAACTATTTGCGATATTAAACAGCCAGAAAGAAAAAAAGATTGGCACTCTAATATCAAATTGAACCGTATGTACGAATTTTATAATAAACTGTACGGCATTTTATATGAAACATTTTATGATAAAATTTCGTCTTATTTGAAACTTGGCAAAGAAAATCACGACAAGGTTTAT